ATTCTCAAGGATAGCATCTCTCGCGGTCTCTGCTTCGTGCAGTATCTCTGTGATGCGGTCGAGGTCGGCAAATACCGTCCACACCCCTTCATGGAATAAAAGAAACTGTGCATCGTCGTATACGAACGCTCCCCAACGGTCAGACGGGGTGGCAAAAGCCCATGCGTCAGTCGCGTAGACTGCAACGTCTCCCGCATGCCCGGCCCACATCCCAGAGGGAGCAGTTCCAACGATGTATCTGTCACCGTCCGTTGGAAGAGCAGGAGGTGTGTTGACTACTGCTATCACCTGATCCTGCCACAACACCCCGGCCGCAACAGAGTTGATCAGGATACGCAAGGCATTTCCCTGCCGTGCGTCCAGCACCTTACCGGGTATTTCAGTGGTGATGTTGTTCACTACGTTGCCCACCTCCACCAGTGCTTGCCTCAGCAGGTCGAGGGAGAGCTTGTACTGGATATGGGTATCAGGGGCAACGCCTGAGCCGGTTCCTGTTGCGGGCTGGATCAGGACATTGTACAGCCAATCAAGGCTGGTTTTCTGCGCATGTTGGTTTATCGATTGTACTGCTGCTTCGCTCATTTTGTGCCTCCATCGAGAATCTTGATAATGTACTTGATGTCGTTTGCCATGACAGCCTGCTCGGTGCGCATCTCCGAGAGTTCAGATTGTGTAGACTTGTCCATGTTCCTTACCTCATCACGGATAAGGGCGTCCTCTGTCTTGCGTGCCTCCACCTCATGGTCAAGCTTTACCCCCATAGCCTCCACCGTCTGGGCTGTCTCATTAGTAAGGTCTATCGTCCGCACCGTAGAAGTAAAAAGAGGCACCACAATAACCAGTATCCCGAGAGCTTGTGCGAGCCGGGTCATCCAACATTTCTTACTGCTTTCCATATAAACCTCCAATGATCAAAGCCAGAGCAATACCGGCTGCATCTGCTAATAAGTCAAGGGCCATGTCCCTTGTGTCCTGATGGCCTGTATAGACCCACCTGTCATACTCCCTGAGGAAGGCACATGCGATAGCTACATCGAGGCCGATGAAGGTGAGAAAGAAACAGGCGGTAAAGTGTTTTGCTTTATCATTCATGAGGAACCTCCGGCCAAACGATATTGTTAGGGAAACCTTCTTGCTGGGGAACGTCTAAGAGAGCTTGGCGGTAGGCTCTCCAAGCGTCCTTCTCTGGGGCTGTAAGGGCTTCCCAGCGCATAGGATTGACTGTGTCAACAACTTCCTTGAGCAGGGTGTTACGGCGTGCTCTAATGGCTATACCTATTTTTTCTTCTTGATATATACCAAATTCTTCTTCTGTGAGTTCTATAGCACCCTCAATGTAATCCCCTGCAAAAATATCATTATCTAATTTCCAAAACTTCATAATGCAACTCCATACTGTGCAGTAGCTACCTTTATATTACTTATTTCACAATTCAGTCCAGTACCTATTCTCCTCGCATATACCTGAACTTTATCACCAGAAACAATAGATATAGTATTTGAGAATGTAGTAGAACCACTAGATATCATTCTTTCTGTACCAACGGCAACACCATTAACATATACCCTAGCTCTAAACCAGCTTGAACCGGAACCGCTAGGAATTGCCATCGTAAACATTACATTAATCGTGCCACTATACCATAATCTACATTCAAAATATTTAGTAAAGCTTGTCGGTTCAACAGTCTGTGTCTCAAGGCGACTAAAAACTGTATATGTACCTGCTGTAACAGAAACTGAAATCGGCCCAGCAACATTAAGGCTTTTAAAATATCCGTTATTGAAAGGCCAACTTGACGTTCCTAATGCACTTGCTCCACCAGAAGCATAAGGAATAAGCCCATTAAGTGGGGTCCTCAACCAATTCGAATCGGTACCATCAGAATGCACCAAGCCGGGATAACCACTTAAAATCTTGGTGAGCAAAGGAGACATCCCTACTGTTTGCCCAGCAGGTTTTATATTTGCTCCGCTAAGATATGCTGTGTTGAATCTCTCATCATTCGTCCCAATATCATAGCTCCCCGGATTCCCCGCTTGCGTCCCCCAAGGGAAGATGTGCTTGACCTCAATACCTCCAGCAACCGCCTGAAAATTGATTGCTTGGGTAACTGCCAAAGATGTGTAGACGCCAATACTTGTTCCTTCTTGGAATTTATCTACTGTGACCACACCACCAGAGGTATAGAAGGTAATCGAGTTGGCATTCTTGGTAAGCCTAGTAACGGTGTACAGCGTTCCATTCACGCGTATCTGTCCGCCATCACAGAAACCATCGGCACCTACTGCGAGGCTGGAGAAGAGATTGTAAAAAGCAGTGCCAGAACAGTAGTTAGCGATACTGTTCTGGTTGTAGGAACCGATTGTCCAAGTTTTAGTGTTTGAATAGTAGGCGCTGGGTTCTGGCGCGATTACTTTGTATGATGTGTCTCCATTCACTAAGACAAGGCCGGTAAAAACTTGGTTGCTATACATTCTAAGATAATCAACATGGGAACCTTGGCTGCCCCACCATGCCCATGAACCATGGGCCATTGCAAATCTGGTATATGTAGGATCCAGGCTTACTGTACCACTCCCGGAATAGTTTTCCCCAAACTCTCTAATAAAATCTACTACTCCAGTTTTACGAATAAATCTATTCCTACCAGATTCCATGCCAAGGTCAGCATCAGCAGACATCCTAAATAAAGCTCTTTCTGAATAATTTCCTGAGTAATATCCTTTTATTGTATAATAAAATGTATTACCAAATATTCTATCTGGATTCAATTTTGTAAATATGTGGGCTTCCTGGGCTGAAATAGTTTCACTCTCATACCCATGACTAGCCAGTAAAACTCTCTGGTTACTTCTTCTGGTTGCCTTTGTAAAACTGTATCCTTCAATAGTGCCGGACAGCGTAGCTAGCATATCCTGGCTGGTAACCAAGGCCTCCATCTCAGAGTGTTTCCAAAGAGTGGGAGAGATCGTAGAAACCCCTATGGTGGTACCACCCTCTTCCTGGAGGGTACGGAAACCAGATGCTTCCAAGTTGCCATATATCATTGCTGAATAGGCTTCAAGGCCAAGTGCCTTGATCAGACCCTTTACACCGTCAATCTTGAAGCCTGCGGTCGGGACTCCTGAAGCGTCTTCTGCGTAGTTTGGTGACTTAAGAATGCCGGCTACGATGAGGTCAAAGAAAAGACCGAGCTGGGCTACCAGAACGGCTACGAACATGTAGGTGTTCGAGTTCTTTGCTATCTCAAGAGCGTCCTTTTGTGCAGCAGAAAAGTGTTCGCTCTTTCTGCTCTCCTGCCATTGGTCAACACCTCCAGAGTCCTTTCCCTTGTACTCATAAATACGGCCATAGATGAATTCATTTATATCAGCCATAGCAGGATTGAGTCCCTGGTCTCCAGGATCGCTGCTAGGGCCAGAGTATGAACCTACATATAAGAAATAATCACCTACTATTAAAGGACCTTCTGTAGTAAGTTCTGGTACATCGTTGAGTGCACCGAGATACATTGGTATAGGTGTCCCATCGGAAACCTTAGTAATGCCTACAACCCCTGTATACGTCTCACCACCATAAGTAATAGAAACAGTTATGAGTGTAGAATCCCCAGACACGAGTGAGCAGTCCAATATCCTTTTGTAGGGGTCGTATACTCCTTCTGCAATTTCTATCTCCGATAAGCTCCCTTCATCCGTAGCAGTCCAGACAGCACTCTCTATAGGCAAGTTTGATGGAACACAAGTAATTTCAATTTCTTGTGTCTTGAGTTCGCCACGACTTGATACGTTAATAACAGACTGTGAGGCTGTTAATGTGATTACTCTAGCGTCTGCTCCGTTTGCACCAGTAACACGTGTCACTTCCCATGTGCTGGGCCATACCTCTGGTGGGGTGTATGTACCCTCTCTTCTCCAGACGAACTCACCTTCTCCTGGAGTGGGTGCAATAGAGGACCAAACATTGCCATTATCGACCCCGAGCAATGATCCGGTGGTTCCTACAATAGCTGCGTCAGTTCCTACCAAAGTGCCACCAGATGTATATGGCGCGTCCAATGTCCCAAGAGCATATTGGATAACCATACGGGTTCCGGCAGCTCCATCAGACACAAGCGTGACAGCAATCTCCGCCTCAAGAGGTTTGTCCTGAAAATTGATACCAGGGATAGTACCTTCTGCTCTTATGGTATTCACACCGACAAGCATCTCACTATGATAGAGTGATATTGTCTCTCCTGTACCCTTATATACATCATTCAGATACCAGAGCACTGACCCCCCGTACACAGAGAGTAAATCGCCATTGGCAGTCAGGTCTATATGAGATAGATCATCATATTTCAGCAGCGTTGCCTCTGTCTGAATGGAGAGCATATCCACCCCGGCTCTGCGGAGGATGGAAGTTACTTGCTCATCGGTATCAACAGTGATCTCACTGAGAGCTGTTACGCTCTCTGCAATCACATCTACCAGTTGCCTGGTCTTATCCCCACCGGAGTCTATGACAGAAATGATCCTTACGTAACCGGAAAAGCCTAGAGCTGCCGGGTCAAGCTTTACAATCTCTCCAGGAACCAAACCCAAAGAAGGCAATGCCTGGAATGAGTGAGTAAGGTTACCTGTGGTCGAGCGTAGCACAATTGCCCTGAGCAGCGCGTTTGCAGTTATCCCGGAGTGTAGGTACCTAGCCTCGTATTTCTCAGGATTCTGCCCCTGGTGTACTTGGGTGGTTTGTTCGTCCTCTTCATCGGTGTACCAGCAATCACAAATAGCATCCATGCGCTCTACCAGTGTCTTGCGCTTCGCTACCTGGATGTACATGCGCGCAGATCCATCCTCGTTGTCAGAGATATGGCCTATGCCCTGATTAGTATCCTTTGAACCGTCATGGAACTTAATCTTCGTCCTGAGCGTTGAGTAGTCATACCGGAGTATCTTGCGCTTAGATTTCTCCAGATCATTTGTGGCAAGCGTTACATTTTGGTAAGCGGATGGTGGCCACTGGCCCTCATCAGGATTAAGCCACTCATAGCCACGTCCCCATGTCTTATCGTCGGCGTATCGGCTATCCATCGCATCATGACGTCCAATGGTACAAGGGCCTTTGACTACCGGGTAATAGGTAATCACCGCACCCTTTCTGGCATCGTCACCGCGCTTAGGTGTAACGTAGTTTTTGATATCCGCATTGGTAATGGTACGCACTCCGCTAGGGGTAGTAGCTGGGACACTAGGAGCAAAGTGTAACTTCCCATCCTCACTACACCGGTATTGGAGATTGTATTCATAGCAGACAGTGTCCAGAATAGCATTGACATAATCACCAGTTTCAACGGTAAGACCGTCTGCATCGATGGTCTTGTCTATACCGGAGTCTATGACAATGTCAGCCTCAGCAAAGGCCGGTACGTAAGCTCCCAGTGAATCCTTGACTGTGGCATGGCCTACAAGCCAGTGGATGAGACTGTCAGATGGAGTATCGCTGATAACCTTGAGATTACTGGAGAGCGTTGCGTCAGCGGTGAATATGTATGCCTCAAGATAATGGGTATCATCGAGGATCTCTACAGAGATAGGCTTAATGACTTCTCTTACATCGCTAGAGATCAGTGGTCTGATAGTCCCCACAAAATACGGGGTGTCGTCGTCATAGGTAAGCCGTGCGCGAATGTTGTTGGTCGCAGTAAGGATTCGTACAGCAAGAGCCTCAAGGCCAACAACCGGCTTTAGGCGCATAGAGACGGTTTGCATCTCTGCCTTGCCCTTAGGTCCAAAGCAGCTCTTACGAGAGAACCCATCGTTCAGCAGTCCATCAGAGAAATCCTCCCAGGTACCGCCTCCGGTCTTTGCATATTCAGAGAAGTTTAAGAATAGCTTCATGCTGCATACCTCCAGCGAGGCAATGCCCCTGTCCTCTGCGCTCTCTCAATAGCCTCAAATATCGCTCTCACTAAATCATCCATGCTATATACATTCCCTGTACTGATATTCAGATTGATCACCCCGCAATTATTGAAGCCCATATCATCGGCCTTGGAGAGGGGGAGTACCATCTCCGGTTCTCCTCCTTCACCAATAAGAGCGGTAGTAGGTCCAGTTACGACTCCGCCTTCTGCGAGCGGTGTATACTGCTGACTAGCGATAGTAGCTATCTGAGCTCCTACCGTAGCTACAGAGAGCCCGGTAAGAATGCCCGCGTATACAGGGTTAGCCGCCCAAGCGCTCCAGATACTTGCAACAGCCTGAGCGCCGGATATGGTAGCTTGCATAATGGAATTAGCCTTATCAGCGGCAAATTGTTTACGCTTAAGCTCATCCATCTGTTTCATCAGTTCTTCTTCTGAATCAGCGTTCTCTTCTTCTGAGGTTGTCTTTGCGTCGCTAAGAGCGGTTAAGGAATCATAGTACTCTTCTGCGCTTATCCGTCCCCATTGGTACTGAGCGTCCAAAGAATCGCGGTCAGCCTTATACTTATCCTGAATCTCGGAGTAATAGGCGTCCCACGCGTCCTGCTGTTTATCGAGAGTCTCCTGGAGCTGGTTTATCTGATTCTGATAAAGTTGATTGGTCAAAGAAGAAAGAGAATTAAAGAGATCCTTGTATCCATCGGCAAAGGCATTCAGGAATTCACCTGATCGATCCTCTACTTCGGTGATTGCGTTACGCTGCTCTTTAAGGGCTGCGATGATCTCTTGTATAGCTTTCTCTTCTTCGCCCCCCGCCTCTGCGGCTTCCAGGTAACTCTCAGCAAGAGTGATATTGGAATCAATTGCAGAGAGCTGTGCAGTCTGGCTCAGCGTTCTATTCTGCCCTATGAAATCACTAGCTGTAGGGTTTTCTGGTTCTTTGGATAATGACTTAATCTTTTCCTGATCAAGAGCGATTTGCTGAGAAAGTGCCTCTGCTGCTATCTCCGCTTCTTCCCTGGTAAGCTCCCCGGATTTTACCTTTAAGGCTAAGCTATCACGGAGAGCAATATTCTCTAGGATACGGTCTTGGAGAGCTCGCTTCTGTGCTGCCTCCGTTGAGCCCGTGGCAGCCATGATGCTTTCAAAGATATCTTCTTGCTCAGTAAGGAGAGCCTTTTGCTCTCTCAGTGAATCGATAATTTCCCTAAGCTCGATTGCTTCCTGGCTGGTAGATGATACCGTCTCAAGGTGTGCCTCAGCTATCGCTATCTCGGCATCAATAGCCGCTTCCTGTGCGCTGAGCGAATACATAGTGTTCTCGCCTATATATTCAGCAGCAGTAGGAGGGGGGTCCGTCTGGCCGAAGCTATTGAGCTTCTCTCTGTCCAGCTTGATTTGCTGATCAAGCATCTCCTTGGCAAGATCAGCTTCTTCCTGAGTCATCTTCTTGGAGGATACCTGTAAATCAAGATGATCTCTTAGATGCTTATTCTCGGTTATCCTGTCCTGGAGTACCTTCTTCTGAGCTGCTTCGGTTGCGCTGGTTGCTGAAAGGATCTGTTCGTAAAGTGAGAGTTTGTCTTCTCCTCCAGCTCCGCCGGTATCATCAGTGGAAGTCTCCTTAGTAACTCCAGTACCTGTAGCTGGCTTTGGTAATAACTCACGGCGATCAAGCTCTGCCTTTGCTGCATCTAAAACATCAAATGTTGAGCTCCAAAAAGACAGGCTTCGATCCCCATTCTTTCTTGCAATCTCTTCTTCGAGCTCATTGATACTTCTAAGGATATAATCAGTTGGAATTTCTGTAAGATTACTATCCCAGAAATCCTCTTTATAAAGTTTATCCTCTTCTCGAGCCTTATTTGCTGTATCGAGCCATTTTTGTATTCGCTCAAGCTCAGTCTGGATAAACCCAAACGCCGGTTCAATTGAGCCGACAATCATTTCACCTAGGCCTTCCTTGATATCTCCCATGAGATTGTTGATCTGCTGCATCTTACCGATATCTGTTGCAGCTACCTCACGAGCAATCCCCCCATAAGCAGAGGCTACTTTATCCAGGATGATGCGTTGGGCATCCATGAGCCGGTTGCTGTTTACCAGCTCCTTGATTTTATCCTTTTCAGACTGGGTAAAAAATACGTTCTTTTCTTTTAGTGATTCAAGGCCGGATATCGGGTCAGCCATCGCGCGTGCCATGATTTTAGCAGCGCTCGCTCCATCGGTTCCCATTGCCTCAGCCATATCGAGAGAGAGCTCAATAACCTCTGGGAGCTGTTCCTTGGTAAGCTTCTGAGTAGCGATGAATATCTGTTGCATCGGCAGGATCATTTCATCGCCGAATCTGGTTACTGCCTGGAAGCCAGAGGCCATGTTGCCAAGCTCAGTAGCATTCATGCCTATCTGGTTGCCGGTAGCCCTGAGGGTGCCTTGTAAACGAAGTTCAGCTTGCGCTTGAACCGTGTAGAGATCCACCAGCTCTTTAGTGCTGTTGACTACTTTTCCTACAGCGCGCGATACCGTCCCAATTGCATTCGTCCAAACTCCAAGACCTGCTACAAAACCAGTAGAAGAAGGCAATTTACTGATGCCGGTAAGTTGGGATGATATTTTATTCAGCGCGTTTTGCGCTTCCTGAGAATTGCTCGTTACATTAACTTTAAGATTTGCTGCTTTTCCCATTACATCATCCTCGGGTGGTAATAATTATCAAGAGGTGCTAGTGTATCCACCACGTCTACCAGCACTCCAGGATTAAATCCCCATGGGCCAAATGGATATCCCATTATTTTCCAACGTTCGTAAAACCGGATGCAGGATAGCAAATAGGTATCACTAAACATCTCCGGTATATCGTCCAGACGGACCTCTAAACCAATCTTGAAAATTGTAGTCCTGTCCGGTTTCCCATAGAGGCGCCGATAATTGGCGGTGTACCCTTCAGCCATCGCCGCATACAGCGCCCTTAGCCGTTTTTTATATCAGTCCCCAGCATGCCCGATTTGACAATTGCAGTAGCAACCTCATTTACCAGGGCGTAAGTACCAGACATCTTGGGAATGTCTGCGGGTTTGATTTCTTCACCCTTGTCATCGGTGAAAGTGCTCGACTCGGTATACAAGACAAACATTTTTGCATTGCTGGTTTTCTCGGCAAGGTGCTTCTCGATTTCTTCCGCTGTAGGAACGCGGTAGGTAATTGTTGAAGGCACTGTCTCTTTATCGTTACCAAAAGACTTCGGGGTGATTGTGCGTGTCTTGCTGATTGAAAGAATCATAGAATCTCCTTAGGGAAATAGTCCGGGGGAACATTCCCCCGGGTCGTTATGCGACAGGCAACGCTGATGCTAAGGCTCCGGTGCCCTGGAAGTTGGCAGAGAAGGAAACCTTTCCTGCGAACTCAACTCCAACCTGGATACTGGTAAGCAAAGCGTTTCCGCTGAACTTGTTGGTAGCATCCAACGCTAACTCCAAAGCGACATCAGCAACATCTCCACTGGTCATAGAGGTGATCATAGCTTTCTGCTGTGCATCAGACGGGTCAAGGCTTCCGCTCATGGAACCGGACCAGTCCTTGACAGTAGCCAAGAATTCTTTCCAGTCTTGACCGAGCTGATTTGCCTCCTGAGTTCCACTGTTGATCGTAAGGCTCCAGTTATCGATATAGCCTACCGCCGCTGCTCCAACACTGATGCTTCCATCCTTTCCTGCTAAAGCTCCCATGTATTACTCCCTTAATCCTCTAGTTTCTCGAGGATTACCTTTTTCTTTTTTCCTTCCTCAGTAACCTCAGTCACGAGGACCATCTCATGCTTACATACGGGGCAAAGATGCTTATCCGCTAAGGGTCCGCATTCTTCACGTCCGCATTCAGGACAATACCAAGTCATGCAAAACCTCCTCTGTCGATATCAAGATCAATCGTTGCCACAACCAGAAATACTCTCCCAACCATTCCTGTCTCTATAATGAGATCATTGGAATCAAGGCAGGTATCGCCAAGGTGGTGATCAGCAAGGAGCGCACGCTCAAGGATATCGGCGTAAGCCTCACCTTTATCAGCAATGTTTTCCCCGCCTTTCAGCGCAAGACTAATCTCAATCGTGTACGTGGTGGTGAATGATTCGTTATGAGACCTGGACTGTTCCATGAAGAGAATTGCAGGATACTCAGACAAGCCGGCAAGCACGTCCTTATACCCCTTATCCCATTCAGCAACAACCTCCAGATACAACGTAGGATCATCAATGTTCCATTGAGCAACCGCAGAATCAAGAGCAGGTTTCAGATATGCCTCAAGCCGTTCAAACAATTGCTTGGTTTTAGGTTGACTCATAGCTTCGCCTCCACCTTTCTTACGATTCTCATCGGAACATCCCTACTCGCCACATACCGCTCAAAGCCGGGTTGCATGAATTCCTTTTCAGTCCCAATCCACCGGGCAAGGTAATTCTGGCTTCCAGGAACCCCTACACCAGGGCGGAGGTACCAGGCATTTTCCCTCTTGACGTAAAACTGCTTCACTGATCGATATGTCAGCCCGGTTCTCTTCTCAAGGGCCTGCCCATTAAGGTAGTAGCTCTTGATAAAATCTCCGGCTTCTTTTGCGATGTCACCGGTAGCAGTAGTAATCCATCCTGCAAGATGCTTGCGAACGGTCCTTACTCTACCTATAGCGTCACCGCCAATCTCAATATCCAACATACCTACCTCGCCAAATTCCGTCGGTACTCAGAAAGCAACTTCTGTACAGCCAAAGGAGGAATGCTCTGGTCGACTGACATGGTCCCGCTGTCGGTTGTCCGACTTGAAACACCTACCATATCAGACTGTTGCATCACCGCCATATGCTGTACGGTCATTGCTACTGCGTACAAGATTGCCTCAGGTACATCTTCCCATCCGGCTTCATACACCACCTTGATTACGTCACGTCCATCTGGAACGACGTCATAGAAGACCAGGATGCCTGTCTCAAGGTCGATGCGGTAGTTGTCCGTACCAACCTCAAAACTGCGCGTACTGTCCACATACACCCCGGTCACCGAAGCAACCGGAGAATGTGACAACACTATCGCTTGGCTCATCCCATCGAAGAACTCGGTAAATGTAGCCACCCCAAGATCGCGCTGGAGATACAGACCACAGGCAGACGTAGCCGCGGCGATAAGGTTTGTGTACTTATCTTCCTCAGGTGGGTCTATCTTGAAGCCATATTTTCCATTCAGATCACTTACTGTCAGTATCGGAGTAGCCATTATTCACCGTCCTTCTTAAACGCCGTCATCCATGACAAGGACCTTGAATGCATCTGCAATCAAAGGCTTGCCATCAAGACGCTCGAAACCAAGGATTCCTTTCTGGTCGTTCACTGCGTACAGTTCGCTCAGAATCTTGATATCCATCCCCTGGCGGTCAACCAACTGATAGTAGCTCAGATTCGCGGCGATAATTGCACGCTTGTCAGCGGCCATCTCATCAACATTTGTCGTGGTGATGATAGGAAGTCCCTCAATCTCCTTGAGATCTTGCTGAATCGGGAAGTAATACTGACCGTAATCATCCTTCAACAGCTTGAGCTTGGTCTTTGTCTTTGGGTTCATGATCAGGACAGCTCCGTCCTTGTAATCACCCAATTCATCGATAAGGCCCTTTACTTCCTCGAGGGTCACAGCGTCCACAGCAGCGGCGGTCTTTGCGTTTGCGGTCACACTGGTCAGAATACCAGTGATATGCGAAGCAGTAGAGCCGGTGCCCTTGATGATCTCGGCATCTTCCTTCTTGGCAAATGCCCGAGCGATATTGTCAGTGAGCCAGTTCATGGCATCAACAGCAACGTCGTTCAGGAATTCGTTGGAGACCTTAATCAAGGCACCAAGCTTGTAAGCAGAGAAAGATACCATGGTCAGTGACGGGGTAACCTCTCCAGCTCCGTTTCCTTCGCTGACGTAATCAACGGTTGCCTGGTCACCATCAACTGCAATGGTGTAATCACCGGCAACGGTCATCTTGCGACAGTATGGGCGGAACTTACCGTAGGTCTCGCGCTTCTTCACAATTTCGCTTGCGATGGAAGAGGGGACCAGACCGGTATAGGTCGAGCCGACAGACACAGCCTCGCGAATCTTCTCAAGGAATGTCTTTGCATCCTCATTGAGCGATTCATGCTCTTCTGCCTCAACGATTTCAGCAGGAGTCTCAATCTCTTCCTTGTCTTCCTTGTCGAGGTTGTCCTCGTAGTCATGCAAGGTTTTGGTAGCCAGCTTCCATGCATTGACTTTCGTCTCTGTCATCTCGTCTGCCATCATTGCATCGAAGGCTTCCTTCTGTTTCTTCCTGAGTGCCTCGAGCTGAGACTTCTGCTCTTCGCTCAATTTCTTCTTAGTCTTCATCGTGTTCTCCTTCCAGGATCAAGTCCTGAATCGATTGATATAGATTCCGCGTTGCCTCGACATCCGGGGACAATTCCTCGGTTTCCAAGGGAGGCACTCCACCCTCTTCTTCTGTCTCTTCATCACGGTCACTTTCTTTTTTAACAGCCCCGTTTCCACCGGCTGGAGTGGTGACAAAATCAAGATACCGCACCAACTCGTAAGTAGCTGCATTGACTACTCCGTCCTGGTCTGTCTCTCCATATCCAACAGAGGAAACACCAATAGGCAGACCATGCTCAGCGATGGATTCAAGCTTCCTGGAATACTCCTCATCCAGGACAAATACATCTACGCAGAGATACCCATCTTTGATTTGAGGATTCTTACACACCGCTTTAACCGGGCCATAATCACCGTAGCGATCCCCATTGTGGCCATCATAAGCAACAGTGCTTTTACTCTCTGCTACAATCCGCTTGGCAAGGGGTTCCCCATATACACGACCATTGAGGTTGACTACCCCGATTTTCCATACCTGTGCTTCCCAAGCGCTCACGGAGCCTTTTGCCTCAGTAAGGCGCTCTTCCGGTAATCTGGTGAATTTGATTTCGCCGCTCGGACTGTCTTCAAATAATTTCTTCTTCATTACGCTCATCTCCCTGGTGCGATCCCGCACTCACAATGTGTATGAAACGGAGGGTGTTTATAGGTCTTCTGGATGATGCGAACATTCCCTACTCCGTCATCCACATTCTCACCCTTATCAAGCACAGCACCATTAACTTCAACAACCTTTCCATCAAGCTTCTTGCAGAACTCGCAAGCATCAGCGTTAGCTACCACATGCATATAGGTCACTCCCAGTTGACCGAAGAGGAAGAGATTAAATGCGTTCCCTGCCCTGTTGGTTTCTTCCTGGCTTTCGTTTTTAGGGAGCGACGTTATCCAGTCCTGCGATATTTCATCCACGCGGGTAGTGATTTCATCAGGAGTGAGATTTGTAACTGCTTTGGTGACATCTTTTACCCTGGCATTACCGTGGCGATTTGCCATGCTGGTAGCGTATTTGGCCGCATAAGCAAGCCTCTGGTCTTCTGGAACATCGTTTCCGGTTTTGACTTGCTTCTGTACCACAGGGAAGAGCCGATCAATAATCGCCTTAAAAATAGGGATGTACTTCTGGCCATACTCAGTAGCAAGACTGTCAGCGAACTTCTTGAACTCGGCAGCAATCCCCTCTGCATCAAGACCAGCAGTAGCTAACCGTTTTAGCTCAGCAATCTCAGCTTTTAACTGTGCCCTGATCAACGCTTCTACCTTGGAGCGAGATGTACGAGTAACGGCCTGTGCCTCTGAGATGAACGACAAGTCAGCCGCTTTGCGCTTCTCCTCAAAAGGCACAGGCTCGGAAATTGCTTCTAAATTAACGCTTTCAGGTATGCCGTAGTTGTTAGCCGGTTCAGCAGTAATGGCCTTTGAGAGAGAAAGGTAATTCATAGGGAACATAAGGGTATCGCCCTCAGGAACAGGATTAAGATCCTCGAGAGCTCTGACTTCATTTACAGTCATCCATCCGTTTTGTATAGCACTCTGGTAAAAGGCAGCACGAGCGGAGTGATCACCGCGCAAGAATCCGGCCATTGAGAATTTTATATACTGACCGTTCTTGCAAATCTTTTCATCAAGAGCGCTCTCCCAGAACACAGCACGAGGCTGAAGAGAGAACTGAATCAGGTTAAGGTTCTGCTGCTCACTATTTGCGAAGGTTGCCTTGGTAAGGTCACCAGCGAAGAAAGGAGGCACCCCGAAACGCCGGCACACTTCCTGGAGGGTCCAGCTCTGTGCATCGTTCATCTTGGCGCTGTCATTCTCGGTCAAGCGTATTGGATCATATTTCATGGAGTCTTCGATAATGCCTGTTTTGTAAGCATTGCCTTCTCCAGCGAACTCATTGTTAAACATTATCTTGAGCTGGTCTTTAACTTCCTTAGACGTGCCACGCGGAACAGTGATTATCCCACCAAGGGTAGTGCCACGCTTGTAATAGCCAATTTGTAGAGCCTTGCTGGACTCCGCTACTGAGATATCTTTCTGTGCGTAATCGAGCGGAGAGAGGATAGATGTATATCCAACCTTGAGGTTTGATATCTCCAAGACATCTGCGCTGTTAAACTTCTCTCCAGATGGACCGTATTCGTAAATCAGCTTCCCGTTCTTCCAGGACGATCTCATAAGTGACGGAGCAACCGGGTACATAGCAATCACATTTCCCGTTCTTCCCCGGTCAAGGATTGCATAGGCTACACCGTATAACTCAAAATTAAATGCCATGATTGAGCGCCATTTCTGACTATTCAAATATGGGCACGGTGTACGCAGCAACATAGCTGCCTCACTTACCTGGTCAATATTTCTATTACGCCCGTTTATAGTATACATATGTAAAGGTAAGGTAGCGAAGGTACGCATCAAATTGGTCAAGCAGATCCAGAAGGAAGAGTTCTCTAAGGCTTTTGCTTTTCCACCCATAGCCAATCCGCCTAGCCCGGTTCCTACAACCCTTGCTAAGTCAATCTGCTCAGTCTGTTTTCGTCTAAAAATTCCCACACCCTGCCTCCTAGAAGAAGACCGCAGCACTAGCAAGATCATCAAGAGTCAATCCTGTTTTAGCGTTGTTTATTGCGGTATCGTGCGCCATGATGGCTGCGATTACTCCGTCGATGCGCGCTGCGCTTCTGTCTACCTTTGGCTTGATTAGCTTTACATTCCCATTTGAATCAGTCCATGAATCAGCACTACTCATCATCCATTTCATGACTGGATTGCCACCTGACTGGATGTTTCCCAATAGATACTGTCTCTCAAAGAATTGTGTACTGGGGCTCATGGTCATCTTCCCCTGGCTGAACTCGAATGTGATTTCTTCGAACCAGGAGGGAGTTACCCGCGCAAGATCAATGAGCCTGTGACGGTCACCGGCAATAAGGTTGACCTCGTATTTCTCCCTAAACTCGGTCAACCATTGACCTACCATCACATAATCAACCACCGGTCCAGGAGTAGCTATGACATAGCCATCCTGTATCCATTGCTCCAGAGGAATAGAGCATTGTCTCTGTATCTTGATTACGTTCTCTTCTGGCACCCAGAACATGTATAGCTGTTGATGTTGACTTGACCCATTGATTGGAGGGAAGTCAGCTACAAAGGCTGTAAAGTCACTATTGCTCGAGAGGTCAATACCTCCGTAACAAGGAGCACCTTCGACAATATTCACGGGGGAACAGCAGAAATCGTTCCACTTCTCCATGTTGGCCCATTTAACCAGGCTGTAAACCCACATGTTTAGATTCTTTGTTTTGAAGGTAGCAAGGTCGGATGCACTATCCTTTGAGTCCTTGTAACGCCCCTCAATCATGTCAGGGTATATTGAGATACCCCAGTTTGGATTAGCCTTTATCCAGGTATTCCTTTCACTCGGCTTATCGTTTTTTTCTGCTTCGTAGATACCCACCCAATACCGGTCATTCTCAATATCGCCATAAGCAATCTTCTTGCATTTCTCGTACTCTTGATGACAAGGGCCATGGATGTTCGTTCCCGCCGTAGTAATGATCAGAGCCATGCTCTCAGGATCACTCACATTGCCTGAGAGAAAGGAATCAAGCATCCCGGTATCCTTTGCCTCATGGTATTCGTCCAGGATGGCACAGTGAATAAGCTTGCCGTCCTTGGGAGCTGCGGTAAGAGCCTTTACCTGGCACTCACCCCATTTGATAATTTTGTATGTCTTGGAATTGTAAGACTCATAGCCCTTATGCTTGGCAAGCTTCAATCCCTCATCAGCACGACTGAAACAGTCATCCGCCTGCTCTAGGCTGTTTGCTGCAATAACACTTACTGCGCTGGGGTAGTTGTCGCCGAAGGCCATGTAATCAGCAATCGCACCAGCTAAGGTACTCTTGCCGTTCTTGCGGGGTATCTGCCAATAACCCCTCACATAACATCGTCTACCGGTCTCTCTGTCGACAAAACCGAAGAGATCCATGATATCGAAGATTTCCCAAGATTCGGCCTTGAATGCCTTACCCCGTTTTTCGCCGAGAGGAAACTTGTAATTGGCTGCTATCCAGAGAAGCGGTTTGAGAGCCTTCTCCATGTCGAACACCCAGCGCCCTGTGGTCTGCTTGAGCCTTGCCTGATGTCGTCGTACCTTCGCCCGCTCAACTCCACTCACCAAGCGCTTACCACTCAACACCATATCGCAGTACTCCTGGTACTGCTGGATAAAGAGTTCACTCAACTTGGTTTTGGTTGTTGGGGATAAGGTACGTCCAATCATAGGCCAAAGTCCGATTCAATGTCTTTGTCATTGACCCGCTTCCTTGTGGGTTGCGGGGTGTACTTCATAGCTTTGCGGTCCTTGGGTGTAGCGCCATATTTGCTCATGATCCTGAGATATGATGCAATCGCCGCTTGTTTGTCTTTGTCATTTTTGGCTGTACGGAATTGCTCATACTGGGTGCAAGCCATTTCAATTACCGGCTTGTCCAATTCGGTTGCAAGACCCATCGCAATTAGAGAACCAAAGAGATCAGCCCAATGACTCTTTGCAATTTCTCCCAGATGGTCGGGAGCAGTAGGCCTTGTAGAAAGAATTTGTTTTTTTCTAGCCACGGTTCACCTCAGAAAAATTTTCGTATATATCACGACTGCCTGACCGCGCTGGGGTTATGTGTAGGGGGGAAGTTTTGGACCCCTCCCCCGGGGTGGCTGAGGATAGGCGGGCCTTGTCTGCAAAGTAGGCAGTAATCTTCTCTCTATCCTCCAACTGCTTGCGTCTGTTGCAGCTATAGCAAAGCGGTTGATACAAAGCAGGGTCCAGGTCAAACTTCCCGTACAGGTCCATCATAATCTCAGCAGGGATGCTCTTATGGTCCACACACTGGGCAGGCTTACCACACAAGGCACAGGTAGGATTCCCCTTGAGAAAGTCCTTTGCAAACTTGTGCCAGCTATGGTCGTAGCCACGCTCAGGTGCACTCGGCCTAGGTGAGATATCCTCACCCTGCTTCACCGGTTCATGCATATACAAAGCAGAACGCTTAGCCTGGCACTCATCACAGTACCCGCTAGCGTTCGTATGCAGATTCGAACATCGGTATGTTTTGCATCGTTTCTTGAATAATCCCATATCGTGCGTATTATACCACGAAAACAGGTTTTAAGCAATTATAAAGCTATATTATATAAAGAGATACATCCAGATACTAACTGATACGCCAAGTCACTAACTGATACTCTATGATACAGTAATGAGCTTTCGTCTTATCAACTCAGCCTTAATATCATCCACCCCGTAAGCAAGCAGGTAAGGAACGCCGTTGCGCTTACACCGTCTCTCGAAGGATTCCTGCCTCTTTGACTGCTTACCTACCACCGGTCTCTTGACCTCCACGTATCCCAACTCCACCGGGTAGGTTGGAAGAATGGAATTGATATCCGCTGGTTCCGCTTCCAGGTAACTGGCATCCTTTGGCCACCAGACAATCAGATCACCTGTACCTGCCCAGAGTCCTGTTGAGATAAGCTGCATCGTCTTGACTGCATTATTGCCCGCCGCCTCATTCGGCACCGAGTGACGGAAGATGTGAAGGCTCTGGAGATACTGGACTATTTCTGCTTGGATGATTTCTTCAGGAACATTGCTATTGCTCTTAACCTTTGTTGTAAACTGTGTACCCTTCTGTCTTCTCATGGTTCTTATTCTCCTTCTCAATCTTGCTGTTTCAGACCCCCGCAGCTCAGAGGGGACATGGGGTATATTTATATAATAAATATATACCCCTCTGTGTCCCCTATCCTGACTGCCTTGCCCAGTGAGGGGACACAATAATGTCCCCTCTATGTCCCCTGTGTCCCCTCTTGTGATTTCTTATGTTTTCTGAGCATTTTCAGTTTACTTACAATCGGTCCAACTAGCACAATATAACCACCGTCAACAGCCTTGATTGTCCCGCCTTCAAGGAGCCTTCCGACCATTCTGTTGGTACCATTTTGCAATGCTTTCTTGGCTGCATCGTTACTCATTCCCTTGCCAACCAGGTAATCTCTCCAAGCGGTCCAGCCCAGGAAACAGTCACCTTCTGCATTGACAATACCACCCTCAAGCCATGCGTCCATGAGGCATTGCTCATCCTTGCCAAGGTCCGGCTCAGGAGCTTCTCCCTCGACCACTACAGCGCTCGTGACGGCTTCTCCATCCTCATCCAGCCATCCGTCCAGTGTAACGCCTGAGAGACGCACATAGACCGGCTCAGCTACCTCACTGTCCTTCATCTTGGTCTGCTTGAGCATGATGCCATTATTGCCCTTCTCCACCTGTATCTCGGCGTCCAGAGCACCCTTCCACGCAGAGCTTCCCCTGGCGCGTCCTTGAGCCTCCTGTGCTACACCAGTGTGGTGAATGATGAGTACTGTACAGTCAAATTCTTCCTGGAGTGCTGCACAGCTATCCAGGAACACCTTAGTATCCTGGGCGGAGTTCTCGTCCCCTGAGAGGAAGCGGTTAAGGGTGTCAACTGCAATGACTGATGGTATCACCCCGGCTTCCCTGATGCTCTGTATAACCAGACGTAAACCCTCTGGCTTGTCTATGTCAGCAGCGGACCGCGATACCAGGAAGTGAGAGAGATCCTTCTTGTGGTTTGCCTGTGACCATGCAGCCATGCGTGCGCGAAGCCCATGATGGCCCTCACCACAGAGATACACCACATCTCCAGCCCTTACCTTATGGTTCATCCATTCATCAGTGCCGGTGGAAATACGGAGTAACCAGTCAAGTGCGACAAAGGTCTTTCCGCATCCACTGGGACCGAAGAGCATGACGGTAGCCTTTGCCTGGAGCCAATGCTTCACTAGCCAGGAGAGTGGTGCCGGTTTTGCTATAAGGTCTGTTCCTGATTCCAGCCAGCTTGTGGTGTTCGGCTTAAGTAACGCTAAGAGATCCCCACCTCCTTGATGGTAATCATTTACATCGGTTCCTTCATCCGGTGGATAAACCACGATTGCGCCATGCTTCTCTGCGGCCTTCTTAGCAGCCACAAGACCGGTATTCTCACCGGTCTTCGGGTGAGGTTTGTCATTGTCAGCAACAATGGTGATTCGTGCATGGGGCAGGAATGAGCGTATAGAGGAGAGTACCGGTTCAAGATTCCCTGCACTGAATGCAATCACTGTGGATGTCTGCGTAGCCTCATAGATGGTCGCCGCGGTAGCAAAGCCCTCAGCAACATATAACACTTCCCCTGGGTCTCCGAGCATACCAAAGCAACCCTTGATGTCGGCGTCCTTATGGAAGCGCTTCTTGCCTTCCGGTGTAATGTACTGGAGATTCACCAGCTCTGCTTCCTTGGAAAATATAGGGACCATAAGACGCCCGTCTCCAGTCACATGGATGTCGTGAGGTTTGACTCCTTTGCTCTCCAGGTAAGGATGGTTGAATGGAGCGGTCTCTGTATGTTCCCAGATGTATTCTATGGAGTCTTTTGCCCGCTCTGCTCGTGCTTTACGTTCAGCCTCACGCTGCTTCTTCGCCTCTTCAAGTCTTGCCATGATTGCTGCGTTCTCAATCATGGACAATGGTCGACCGATATCTGCCCTGAAGGTTTGTGTGATACCGGCTCTCCAATCTCCAAATTGGCCCGCTGGCACCCCGTCACCGTAAGCAACGTACCAACCGGCATCATCGTCTGGCCTATCGCTGGTAGGGAAGCGGTGCAGCTCTCCGTCAAAGAGGATGGAAGGAGGCGGGGTGATTCCCGCCTCGCTCATGGCCTTGATCAGTTGGTCCTCAGGAGATGATGGTGTTTCTGGATAGTTCATCCAAAGATAAGATAGGTTGCCCATTAGTTACTCCTCCGGTTCGGCGAATGGGATGAGCTCATGTTCATATGAATCACAAGCGTCTGGTAGGCTGTAGAAATCTGATGGGATAACCGTATCAAATTGGTCACAGTAATTGTCCTTGTGGTGAATGCAGGTCTCACAACAGCGTGGTTCTTGCATAGTATATTGCTCCTTTTTCGGTATGATATCAAAACAGAGAGAGTTGTTTTGGGCCTGTTAGTTGCTCCATGAGCTCGTCATACATTTGCTGGGTGTATTTGCAGGTATTACTTATAGAGGTGCTTTTCTCCAGGCAATTCTTGGTATGATAGGCTAGCTCTTCTATAGCTTTCTGTAGTGCTTCTTCTTTGGTCTTGAAGATGTAATAGTCGTACCATTCCTTGAAGATGCAAAAATATTCATAATGACCATTTTTATAGTGATGATGGATGGTGTAACCACCGTCAACCTGTATGATCAGTATCTCTGCCCTATGCGCATCATTATGGAAGGTCTTTGCTTCTATCAGAATATTATCTGGTGGCATCAGTCTGCCTCCCATCCATCGGGCAGGGTGAGTGAGTCTTTCCAGTCGCCGGAGAAGTCGATGAGTCCGTTTGGCAATTCTTCGCCAATACACCCGAATTGGTTGTCGTACCATATCCATGTAACCAACCCTATTTCAGGCTTCTTCGGGAACCACAACAGCCTGTTTTCTATATCGATTGCGACAGGTTTACCGAGAATGTTTGCCCATTCCTTGAGCGTTTTCTTCCCGCCACTCATCAGCCTGTCGTAGGCTTCGGCCTTTGCTGATAGCCATTGATAATAATTGTTCTGGATACACCCCTTACAAGGGCCCTCTTGAATTTCTACCAACTTCCCAGTCTCTTCCTCATACCGTTTCATCATCTCAGTCTTTTCCATCACTCCACCTCCATATACTTCGGCATCGGTAACCAATGGTCTACCGTTCCCTCAACGATTGCCACTGATGAATATGTATCCCAGTTGTCTATCAGTTCGTACCATCCTTCCTTGAGATACCACTCATCCTGTTCCTCGCAGTATTCCACGCACAGATCATCATCCTCACTACCTTCTTCTTCCTCGTACTGTCTGATATAGACCGCCCTGACACGCCTACGCTTGCCGTAGCTATTCAGGTAGGTGGCGATTACAATCTGGCCCTCCTCCGGCAGCTCGCTCGCAGGTCGCCACGTGAGCTGTGCTTCGAGCCATTCGATATACTCTTCCGTATACGCTTCTTCATTGCACCAATGGTCGCCTACTACTCGCACAGCAGATATCTTTGTCTCTTGCTCATACCGCTTCATCATTTCAGTCTTTTCCATCACACCCTCCTGTTCCATGCGTCGATGGCTTGTTGTCTTGTGTTACCAGTAACCTCTATTAAGGTAAAACCATACACTATTCCATGTTTCAGATAAAACCTTACCTTATATGTACAGAATCCTTCTCTACCTACTCTCACAATTTTGGGATAACCTCCCCACGGTGAAGGCAAGCACCCATCCTCATTGAGGATTCCAAGGTCTTTGATTATCATGGTGGAACAATCAAATTCCCTTTCACTCTGAATGGGGTCACCGCACCAATATAATGTACAGAAAATGCAACCACTGCATTTATTCGTCTGTTTTACTGCCTTGACCATATGCCTCTTCCCGTCAATCTCCTCAACCCACTGTTCACCTAGACTTCTCTTTTCCATCACCCTACCTCCTTTCCCACCAGAGTAAGCACGTCTCTATCCCTGAGGGGCCTGTATCGAACATCGGGGTATCACATACTGGATACTCTCCATCTGCGTTCTTTCGGCTCTTCCTGCACGTCTTGCAGGGCTCGTGATAGGTGGGGGCCTCTGCGGTTACCGGCGGAGCTTCTTCCTTCACTTGAGCGCTTGGCTCTGCGATTTTGGCCTGTTTTAGGGGTGAGGCCTCTTTTTCCTCTCCTACAGTAAGCGGACTTATTTCCACTACCTTCTTTGGCCTACCAGCCTTCTTCTTGGGAGTCCCATCTGCTTTCGCTTTAGGTGGTCTACCACGCTTTTTCTTTGGAGTCTGCGCCGGTTCATTAGCTACAATTACTCCGCTCTCGGGTAGTACTACAATTCCACCCTTCTTGAATACTTCCTGAATCTCGGTGATCTCCTGAGATACGGCTGCTTCACAAAGCTCTACCGCTTTAGCTAGCACCGCCTTCTTTACTTCCTGGGTATCGAGGGCAACCTTTACCCAATACATACGGTTTCCTGCCCTACTACTTGAATCACATTCATTCCCATGCATGAGAAATCCGTTTGTATACCATGTGGCCTTCTTTAACTCATTCAGGTCTCCAATCATTCCTTCCAGTTCTTTTGCAATATCACTCATCTCTTTAACTCCTTTTGTCTACTTGCGTTCGTGCAGATCATCATGGCAAAGTTGCCGACGTCTGCTGCCTCTCTCATGACCTCCGTTTCGTCCTTAACAAGGATGGCGTCGGTCAACTCCTCAACCTCGTTGGATAGCAGATACAACAACTCCAGGAGGGTCAACTTGTCCCAATACCCCTTGTGCTCATTCTCGCTAAGCTTCTGCTTCATCGCCTCGGTGAAGGTAGCTATATCAGCCTTTATCCTTTCCTTACTCCGCTCCATGCTTCATCTCCCATACTCCCCATGCGATGCTGAGTACCACTACAGCAACAATCCCAATCCAAGCACTGACAGCCATGCTGGATACAAATAGCATTGATTTAATCATCCTCTTCATCCTCACTGTCCTTATAGAGATTGATAATCTCGCCCTCATCAGTGCCGCAGACCTTCTTGCCACCTATCCAAACCTCAGTGTCATCCTTGTCGCACATCTCCTTGAGACCGCCCGCCATACCTACAGCAGCATCGAACAACTCTTGCTGCTTACCGGTGCTCATCGCCTTCTTTACGATTGCCACTGATCGATCTATGAGCTTGGAGAGCAGCGCTATCTCATCCTCGGTGATATCGTCGCTATGCAAGACCTTTACTCGCGTGCTATCCACAAGCAGCATCTTGTCACCTTTGATTTTGTGAGTGATTTGGGAATAAGTGGACCCTGTTTTCCATCCACTAATCTCACCGGAAAGTCTTCTCCAGGTACCGTCATTCCCCATCCTTACCTCTATGCCATTACATACCAGGAGCACGTTATCTATACCCTCGAATCCTGTAGCTCTCCTAAATAGCGGTATAAGAGTGCTGAACGCATTAAGCATCTCTGTTGACTCCTTACTGGAGAGTCCAACAGATACCGTCATATCGCCGTCATAAGAAGAATGGGCCAGCACTAATTCCATCGAGGATTTCATCCGTACCATAGTCACGTTTTCTCTCGTTAATTCCATCATCATCTATCTCCTTCCAAATCCTTTGTTTGACCCGGTAAAACTTACCGTTCTTTCTGTATTCGATTTCTGTAGGTGGTCTCCCCCTCTGCATAGACATACAGAGGTCAACCGGTGTGTTTTGCTGCATGATATCCACCCCTGCTTGCTCAGCGATCTCCCTGAGCTGGCCCATAGCCCACTCACCGGGATAACCAGGGTGAAACACCACGAGATACTCCTGTACAACCGGGTCACTGAGAGCACCGTAATAGGAGACCTTGAGGCTTTGTTTTCCGCTGGACTTACCGGTATGTACATCCCATGTCCAACTGCTTACTTTCATGATTATGTTCTCAAGACCGGATATATCATCGTCACGGAGGTAGTAACCAGGCCCATGTTCTTCTTTCGGGAATTCGTAACCACAGCATGGACAGGTCTTCGCGCTCGCTCCGATGATTTCTTCGCATTCAGGGCATACTTTGCTCGGCGCTACCCCTTCACGCTGCCCTTTCTTCCTGGGAGGTCTTACTTGTGTGATAGGGCCGTGCTGCGCAATCACACCTGCGAAGTCGAGTACCAGGCAGTCTCCGCCATGGCTTTTAAGGCGAAGCCCACGACCTGCCATCTGTATGTAGAGACCGGGAGACATCGTCGGTCTTACCATTGCTATAAGGTCAATGTCTGGATAATCAAATCCGGTGGTCAGCACGTTTGCATTGGTAAGGGCCTTAATCCTTCCAGCCTTGAAATCCTCAAGGATCTCTTCGCGCTCAGCTTTAGGAGTATCACCGGTCACACATGCGGCAGGAATGCCTCTCTCGATGAGGATATCTCGCATATGCTGAGCATGTTCTACACCGGTGCAGAAGAACAGCCAAGCCTTCCTGTCCCCTGCTCTGGCAATAACCTCATCAACTACCAGCTCACTGTCCTCTTGCTTGTCTACAGCCTTCTGTAGCTCGCTCTCGATATATTCTCCACCCCGAAGGTGTACACCTTCTGTGCTGAGTTTCTTGACGGTAGATTTACTTCTGAGGATTGCTAAATAGCCCTGTCTTTGGAGCTGGGCAATACTCGTTACTTCTATGATATCGTCAAAGAGGGCAGGCTCATCAGTAATCATTCCATGACCCATCCTGTACGGAGTTGCAGTAAGACCGATGATACGTAGATCAGGATTAATCTCAGATAAAGCATTCAGGAACTTGCGATACATGCCTTGGTCTTTGTGTGATACCAGGTGTGCCTCGTCGATGATAACCAGGTCTACGTGGCCTACTTTCTCTGCTTTTCTATGAATACTCTGTATCGAGGCAAAAGTGATTCTGTCCAATTCCTTCACCCCGATACCAGCAGAGTAGATACCGAGAGGAGCAAAAGGCCAATGAAGGAGTAGTTTCTCGGCGTCCTGCTCAATGAGTTCCTTCTGGTGGGTAAGTAACAGGATACGAGTCTCCGGCCAGCTCTGTACGGCCTCCCTGCATAGCTCTGCGATTACATGACTCTTACCTGAGCCAGTAGGTAGAACGATACAGGGATTGCCTTCCTTATGGTACTGAAACCATAGGTAGAGTTGGTCGATACTCTTGCGTTGGTAGGAGCGCAGCTCACTCATGCCTTCTGCTCCTTGACGATGGTCTTTTTCTTCGTTTCTGGCTCCGCGTACAACTCTTCCAACAAGGTCTGCATACGTTCCTTAACCCCGGAAGAACCTTCTCTTGTGTAACAGCCAACCATCAACTGGCCCATCGATTTCTTAAAGTTCATGGCAGCTTCTTTCTCGCTCTTGAATCCACCGTAGAACTTGGTTGAGTAGGTGTTGTATTTGCCTACAATCGTTGCGGTCCATGCCCATCCATCATTGATTTCTGTTACCATAATCTGGATGCTTTCTTTCTTGTACTCGCCTCTAATTACTCTCATTGATGATTCTCCCATTGAAGACCCTACGGGCCATGTCTATAATCGCATCACCGAAGGGTCCTCCTGCGATGATCTCCTTGCTCGAATATCCATCTTCGCCATTCACCACCGGCTTCCCGTCGATGATGTATACAGCGCTATGCTCTCCGCCTAAGCCACTCTTCATATCCAATTCATAGGGGACAAGGTCCGGGTGCAACACATGGCTCTCACAGCCTTGGTACTGGCTCTCTAGTGGTATGGTGTCTCCCCAGCGCTCGCAGAACCATGTACCATCTTCCTTTGCAGTAGAATGAGCACAGGTGCGGCAATTGATCTCTTTGACCTTATGGTTTACATGACAGAAATCATGCATAGGGCAGAATCGGCACTGATACCAGGTAGGGTCAGTTGAAATAGGGGCAGGAATTCTGGATTCTAGAGCAACCCGCTTCCCGCGCGCTATGTAGTAATGAGCAAGCTCTCTGTCCAACTCTATGCGCGTTGCTTCAATATGATCATCGTCCTTGCAAACGGCGTAATACAAAGCCCTGTCAAGCTGGTGCCCGCTCATATACACCTGCATTTGTACATAGTGCATAAATTTTGCGTCCATAACTCCTTTTGTCTGGAGCTCGGCGAATGAGCGAGCATTGTGTGTCTTTGCTTCCAGGATATGCCATGTCTTTGGAGCCTCAGGAAGACCCTTAACAATACCGTCCGGGTGTCCTTTTACGTGGCAGCCAAAATCGAGAAGCTTCTGATCTTCAAGACACTCTTCCACCGTGCATCCGATAGCACGGAGGTCAGCAACGATAGTCTCTTCCTCTGCTTGACCTCGCCTGAACAGACGCTTGATACGACCAGGGAACTTCTCTATCACTGCCCAGTGGAACATGAGCCACATGTAGCGCTCACAGTGATGTCCTAGCATGGATACTCCCATGTAAGGGCGTGGGCGCTCCTGGAACGATTCGTGATAGGCATCTACGAGCATCTCTATATCGAAATTTGGGTTCTTTGGAATGGTAGCCATCACTTCAACTCTCCTATCACTCTTACTTCCCATTTACCTACATTGCGTCCATGGCGTACTGCATATACCAGGGCCATACGTGAGCATCCAATACTGTCTGCTGCTTTTGTATAGCCCTGTATAGTTCTTGTTTCGCCGGTAATGCGATTGGTTAGCTTGAACGTTTTCTTCTTCTTAATTTCTGGCTCATAATCATCAGCGTAAGCAAAGCTGAATCCAGCCTTTGAATGTCCGCCAGTCCTGATAAGGGTGCCCACTCGTGAAACACTGAGTCCTGCTTTCTCTGCCGCAGCAGACAATCCTAACACTTGACGTGCAGCACCATCTGGGAAGTAAATAATGATCCTTGAATGCTTTTCCATTTCATAGCTCCTTGCCCTGCCATCATCAGCACCGGTGGGGCAGCTCCGGTGGACCCCCTCAGTGGAGAGGGGGTTTCGGCTCAACGTTTCCAAGGAGGAGTGGAAGCTGCCGCTGGGGCTGGAGCTTTCGTTGACACCGCCTGAGGAGCAGGACTACCCTTGAGCGCTCGGTAGTTCTTGACGATATTGCCGGGGTCGTAACCAGGGCTCGGCTTCTTGTCGATGTCTACCTTGATTTCACACCGGCATCCGATTAGCTCGTCAGTGTCTTCAACTTTCGGAAGACCACAAGCGGTCATGATTTCCCTGAGTTGGGAAAGACCAATACGTTCTACCGTCTCTCTGTTTGGTCCGTTGTTGCGGATATTGATACGGTCAAATACGATTCTTCCTTCATAGGATGGCCCTTGGACTTCCCATTGGATATTGATGTATTGACCCTCTCCACTCTTGCTGTCCTTGAGCTCCGATTCCTTTACTTGTACGGTGTACCATCCAGCAGGAATGGGGTCAAAATTCCGGTCGTTCTCCGGCAGCTCTGCTGCCTGATAAATTTGTCCTAATCTTGACATATTATTTGGTCTCCTTGATTACGATTTTGTAGCTGGGTCTTCCCGGCGTTGTGGTGATAGCTTCGCTGAATGCTCCTGTGATTACAGGGTCAGCTCTCTTCCATTCGGTGATACGGATATCAGCCTTCCAGTTGAACAGCTCATCGAGGGCAGCAGTAAGGCCATGTTCCTGGGCGATCTTCTGCACTCTGTCGGCATCAACCTTGCGATTCATGCGACCAGTAACGGTGAGCTTGTACTCATCAAGGCTAAGACTCTGAGAGCCTTCAAATTCCTCGGGGAGAGCGAACATTGCCGATGTGAGATAATCCTCAATCTCTCGGCGGTGATTGATTGCAGCCTGTTCAGCTTCTTTTGCTTCAAGCCATGCAGCCATTCCTTCTTTGAGTGCTTCTGGGTTACTAACCATAAGAGCGTCTTTTTTAGCCATTCACATCCCCCTTAATCTTCTCGATGATTACACCAAGGTCTGGCTCTTCCCACATTTCCAGATTGCCGCTGCGGTCCTTTGCCGACCACTCCCCGTCGGTATCGGTCTGGATCATGCGGTAGGTCTTCCCGTCTTCGCCCTTCTCGACACGGAGAGCGAATACCTCATCAAAGAAGTAAGGAAGCGCTTGGCCCATCTTGTTTCCTGGCATCATTGGGGCCCAGAGCATACGGCCTGTCTCATCCTTATCCTTCTCCGTCTTAGCAGAGAAGTAGACGTTATAGCCTTCCAAATCGCGGAAGCTACGGATAAGGTCAGCCATCTGGTCTTGGGTAGCCCCATAGGCTTGCCTGGGGTCTTTTGCTACCTTCTTTTCGTAGCTAAGCACAACCTCAGCGATCTCAGAGATTGAATCCAGCGCCACGCTCTCGAACTGCTTACGCGCATCATCGGTAAACAGATATTCATACGCTTCTCCCAGCTCTGCGAGGCTGTGTATCTCTATATAGGGGATATCTGCTCCGCGTAAGCTCAGTAGCCCAGCCTCAGCACTTAGTACTAGGGGACGGGGAAGCGTCTTTATCAGTGAGGTCTTTCCTGCCCCACTAATGCCATGCACAAGGATCTTTACGCCGGAAGACGACACATCCCTCGTGCTCTTCAAATTAATTGCCATTGTTGCTCCTTTCAGCGGTTTGTCTCGGTGACAGGTCGCTGTACTGTAATTGATGGCCGTTGCGGGTTCTTCTGGTGGCCAGCCAGTCAATGGGGTCAAAGTCGGACCCTGTCCCTTTTTTTGAGAAACCTTACTGTCGCTCAGGCTAAGCAGTAGTGGTTTTTAGGGAAGGCAGGATTTGAACCTGCAATATCCGGTGCTACCTTAGCGTCTACCAATTCCGCCACTTCCCTAGGCTTCTCGGCTACCGCACAGGCTAAATAACCGAGAATGTTTTCCAGAAACAAATTGTGAATTAATTTTCTGCCGTCTTTCCGGCTGTCTTTGGATTGTCCCTCTCAAGAGGTATGGAGCTTAGAGGAATCGAACCTCTCTTTGGCCTTGGGAGATGGAGCAACTCCCTTCCATAGCCCCGATTGGCAGCCCGATAAATATGTGTCCGCAACCGGACTGCCGATATGTCTATGTAGTTTTGTTTGACTCACAGAAGCCTGTTTCAGGCAGTGTGATGCTAAGCAGGGTGTAGCCACTTGAGCAGCTTCATGGTTGTATTGGTATGGGTGAATCTGTCTCTCCTGGCACCGCATACGCAGTAAAAATCATAGTAGTAGTCCTTGCGGTTCCAGAGAGGGAACAGAACGATTAGCAATCTATTCATGCTTGGTCCTCATTGTCTGATAGGCCGGAAGACTCTCCGGCTGGAGCCTTGGTAGTGGTATTACCTTTTCTATATGTCAAAGATCTAACGGAGTTCTTACGCCGTTTTCGATTCATAAGCCATGCATCAAGTTCGTCCTTGTCGACGCGATTTACTCTCCCAATCTTGAAGTGTGGGATGTCATTTGATGCCAGGAGACGCCTTACTTGCGTCTCGGAGAGCTGGAGGTAATCAGCTACCTGTACAGGGGAAAGTAGAGTCATTGGGCATCCTCACTCAGTAGGAAGGTCGCGAATGCGATAATTGCATCGTGGTAGAACATGGGTCTGCGAACCGATGTCTTGTTGATAGCCTTCTTTATGGTCTCTTTCTCTTGCTCGGAGAATCTTTGTATGACGATGTGTGCTGTGCTTTTGCTAGGTGTTTTGTGGTTCATAACACTAAGTTACCGTGCATTTGCACGTATGTCAATGAAAATATTCGTTTTTTTTGGTATTTATTGGGCATTTGCAGGGTAGACAAATGCAAGGTTAGATGTAGAATGGAATTATGAAAACAAAGTCAGAAAGCAAGTATTTCTGGACTCGCATCGAGGAGGGACTACGTGAGAGAGGTATCACTCTTGCAGAACTATGTAGGCAACAGGATATCAAGTACGATTCAATTATTTCTTCCAAGATGCATGGGACAACCCTCTTGCTTGGCTGGGGTCTTACCTATCAGCCACGACAGGCATGAGACAAGGTGAAATTCGCGCCCTGGTAAAAGAAGATGTAAAAGATAGTCACCTAATAGTCACGCATTCATATGATCGCATAGTGGGGGCTAAAAGCACCAAGGCGGATAAAGAGAGACAGATACCAATCCCCGGCAAACTGAGGGATGAGCTGCTTCGCTGGGCCCCAGAGAAGGGATTTATCTTTTCTGTTGATAACGGAGTCTCCCCGGTTTCGCCGGATAGTTTGCTTGATGGATTATATGCAAGGCTGGAGGATTTAGGGATCGATCACGAGAAGCGCAATCTATGTTTCCACTCCTGGAGGCACTTCTTCAATACGAGGCTGATTGCATCGGGAGTACAGGGAGAAATCACCCGCGCTATTGTAGGCCATGAGAGCGAGGATATGACCGAGAGATATCTACATTTAACTGCAAGTGACATGGAGGTAGTAGCTAGGGTACAGAATGAATTAGTAAAGGTGGTGGGATAAACTTTACGCCACCTAATCTTGGCTGTGTTTAGTTTTTATAAGAAATGACTGCTTTCGTAAAGCAAGCCCCCGGCTTATCACCGAGGGCTTTTTTTACAATGATACCTTAACTACTATCCCCCCACCAGCCCCAATAAGCACCCCGTATGCAGCTCCCTTTGGCCCGGCGATCAGATAACCGGTTACACCTCCAGCGACAGCTCCAACCAGTGAGTAAAGCATATACGACTGAATCTCTATAGTTTTATCCTGGTCAGAAATCCGCTGGCGCATCCACGCCATATCTTCGGGCAAGCTCCCTAACGATGTCCTCAATTCGGTGATGCCCATCTGCGAGGCTTGAAGCTGTACCAATTGCGTCTTCAACTCCTGCTGCCCCAGCGTCAATGGCATCAGCGATGTTTCCAGCTGACTGCTGAGCGTCGGATATTGCTCCCTCTGCTGCATCAATTCCTGAAACAGCATCCCCCACAATTCTTCTGTCGGCACGCTTTCGAGCCCACTCTGCGAGGGAAGCGAGGAGCCGCTTGCCTCCGAATACAATGGAGCCGAGCACAAGAGCACCAGCAACAAGATAAAACCAATGGCCTTTAACCCAAAGTGTAATTTTCTGCACATCATGACTCCTTCTTTGGCCGAGCGAGGAAATCCGCCCCTGCCTGAGAGACGAAGATGATCAACCAGGACCACCCCATTTGTCCAACCGAGTACCATCCTGACCACCCCATTACAAAGGTCTGATTCCCTACTGCCAAAAGCAAGGACAAGGCTAAAGCCACAGAGATGATCTCTACTTTAGTGGCTTTCCCTTTCCGGCTTTTCTTGTAGATTCGCATTAAGAATCCGAGACAGATAGCGATTAAATAAATCAGATTTTCCATTCTAAACACCTCCTAGTGTTGGCCACTCCACGTTCCAAGGAAATCCAGCTTGGTCTGGGATATCTCTCAATGCCTGTATGTAAGCGTCAAGAGCGACAATATCATCAGAGGGAGTCAATCCTTGCCTAACCTCAGAATTGTATCGTG